AAAAATCCCTATAGAATGGGTAAATGAATTTAATGAATTGCTTAATAAACCAGTTAAGTAGAGTCTTAGGGAACTAAGGCTTTTTTATTTTATAAAAAATGTGTGCTTTGTGGAATAACTGTGAAGTGTGCATTAAACAAAATATAATTATATGTCTTCTGTGAGTGATTGTAGAAGGTGTAGGAGGTATCAAAAATGTTAAAGAAAGAATTAGCAGAGCTTGTAAAAGCTTTAAAAGATGATGACAAAATAGATGATGCAATATCCAAAAGTGATTTAGGTAAGACACTTGTAAATAGTGGTTTAACCCTAGAAAATTTTAAGAGCAAATTAGAAAATGATTCAAGTTTTAAGTCTTTCATGGATTCTGAAAATGAAAAACATTTCAGCAAGGCGCTTGAAACCTGGAAAACTAACAATCTTCCGAAACTTATTGACGATGAATATAAGAAAAAACATCCTGATGCTGATCCTAAAGATACTAAAATTGCAGAAATGGAAAAGAAAATCGAACAAATGCAAAAAGATACTGCCAGAAAGGAACTTACAAATAAGGCCCTGAAGGTGGCACAAGAAAAGAAATTGCCGACTGAATTGATTGATTATTTTGTTGGATCTGATGAAGATGCTACAAAAGCAAATCTTAAAACTTTAACTGATGTTTTGGGCAAACATGATGAGGCTCTTAAGACTGAAATCTTAAAAGATACTTATAAACCGGGCGGAAAAGGTGGCGCAGAGCCAACCGAAGAAGCAGTACAAGCTCAAGTAAATTCAATATTTGGACTTAAACAATAATAAGAAAAGAGGATGATATGAAATGGCAAATACAATAAATTATGCAACTTTATTTATGACTGCATTAGATACACAAATGGTTCAGCAGGCGACAAGCGGCTGGATGGAAGCAAACGCAGGACAGGTTATTTATAATGGTGGAAACACTGTTAAGATACCTAAGATCTCCATGGATGGGCTTGGCAACTATGATAGAAAATTAGGCTATCCAGATGGAAGTATTAATCTTGATTATGAAACAATGACCATGACACAGGATAGAGGCAAAAAATTTACGCTTGATAGCATGGATGTTAATGAATCTAATTTTGTCGTGAACGCTTCAACCGTGATGGCACAGTTTCAGAAGCTTAAAATTATTCCTGAAGTTGACGCATATCGTTACAGTAAGATTGCACAATTAGCAATAGCAAAAGGTGCCGGCTATGCTGCTGGTGGTTATACTCCGGCTGTTGCCGATATATATTCTAAGCTCACTGCAGATATAGCAGCAGTACAGGATAAAATAGGCGATATTCCTTTACTTGTAATAATGAGTAAATTAACTAAGAACACTCTTGAAAATTCAACCGAATTTACGAAGCAATTGCCGGTAACAGATTTTGCACAGGGTAATATTAGCACGAAGGTAAACATGATCAATGATTGCCCCATAATAACGGTGCCAAGTGCAAGACTTAAAACTTTGTATGATTTTTATGATGGCAGAACAACCGGACAGACAGCAGGTGGATTTGTTCCAGATGCAGCAGCTAAAAATATTAACTGGCTCTTGATTGCACAAACAGCTCCTATTGCAGTTTCTAAAACTGACAATATGAAAATATTCACACCTGATCAGGTGCAGGATTATGACGGTTATAAGATGGATTATAGGAAATATCATGATCTTTGGATTCCAGATAATAAGATGGATGGTATATTCGCCAACATTAAGGAGGCGCTGTCATAATGCTTAAAATGCAAAACCTTAATGTCGTAAGGATCGTTGAGACAGAAGAGCAGAAAGCAGCACTTGAAGCACAGGGATTTAAAGAAATAGCTGAGGTTAAGCCTGATTATGATGGCATGAATCTTAGCGATCTTAAGCAGATAGCCAAGGATAAAGACATTGAAGGTTATTCCAACATGAAAAAAGATGACCTTATTGCTGTACTGAAAGCATTGGACGATGAAGAGAGCAAACAAAAATAATTGCTCTCTTTTATTTTAGGTAGGTGATCAAATGGCGGTACTTGATGATTTAAAAACATTAACTGACCAGAGTGAAAGTATTTTAAATATTTATATTCGCCGTGCTGATGCAGTAATAAAAAATTATTTGAATGTTGCTGATACTGTTGATATTGAAGCAACATATCCTGACGCAGTGATTGAATATGTGACTGAATGTATCTCTAAGAAGGGTAATGAAGGCATTAAACAGTTTACACAGGGCAACCGGCAAGGGACATATAATGACGGCCTTACAGAGGATGTAAAAGCTCTCTTACCACTTCCATATGTAAAGATGATGGGGTGATGTGGAATGTACTGCAACAAAAGCGGGATTGAGATATATCAAAACGGTACAAGTACAACTGATGATTACGGAAATTATGTTCCGGGAACACCTCAAACAGTTAAAAGTAATATAAATTGTGATATGCAGCCATACAGCACCGAAAAACTGCAAAGAGATTACGGCTTTGATATTGAGGTTACAAAGCGTGTTTTCATGGATCTTGATAATAATATTGTCGATTTAGTAGAGAAGCAGCATAAAACTTTGTACCTGAAAGACAGCAATATAACCTATGAAATTCGTAAAATCATTCCATGGGATGCTTACATGGAGGTGATGATTTATGGCATTTGAAAATCATCTAAATGAGGTTCTTAATGCTTTAAGCGAAGCAAGACAAGAGGCTTTAAATAATATAGGAACATTCGTAACAGCTGAAGCACAATTGAGAGCACCGGTTAAAACAGGTAACATGAGGCGAAGTACAACATTTGATATTGTAAGCGATAACGAGGTTGATGTTGGTGTTACGAATGAAGCTCCTTATGCACCCTACGTGGAGCTTGGTACAAGTAAGCAGCGTTCCCAAGCATTTTTAAAGCCTGCAGTGACAGATAATGTTGATAAATTGCAGGAGATAGCAGGGCAGTCAATTTCACTTCATATGGGCGGTGAAAAATAGTGCTTGATGTATACAAATACGTAACGGATAAGTTAAAAACTTTAGATACACAGCTTTATACGGATTATATTCCTACTGAGAAAACATATCCGTATGTTCAGTTTCAATTCCCTAATGTTTCACCGAATGGTTTTGGAGAATTGAACTTATTGCAGATTGATGTATGGGATAAAAGTACTTCTAATGTTCATGTTGAAACAATCACTGATAATATTGATAAGCTGTTTAACAGGCATAATGAAATAACAAATGATTATTGTATTCAAGTATATAGGAATAATCCATACAGGTTGAATATTCCGGATCCGGATATGGAAATCCGGAGAAGACAATTGAGATATGTAATTAAAATTTATAGAAAGGAATGATAGTTAATGAGCGATATAAATACAAGTGGAGTAGCCACAACTGGTTATAATACAAAGACCTTAAATCATTTGCTCTTAGATGCTGGTGCTCTTTATAAGAACTTCGCACTTGCAGATCAGGCTCTTATAGGTGCAACAAGTGGCGGTAATGAATTCGATGCAAAAGCTAAAATAAGACAGATAAAAGTAGACGGAGTTAAGGCTGAGAATGCTAAGGGCTTAGAAGTTATTGACAGTGTAGCAACAACTTTAAAATGCAAGTTCCTTGAAATTACAGAAGATATTTTGAAGTCAACATTAATTGCTGATGTTGACACTGCAACGGATAATAATTATGACATTTTAACAGGTAAAACTATTATTGAAGATGCTGATTATATTAAAAATATAGCTTGGGTTGGCACAATAAGTGGTAATCCGGGAAAACCAATTATAATCATAATTGATAATGCTTTATGTCTTGATGGATTGCAGCTTAAAGCAGAGGATTCAAAAGATAATACACTTGATGTTACATTTACAGGCCATGCTGATCCAACAACTCCGCAAGCATTACCATATAAGATTTATTATCCGAAGTTAACTGATATGGTTGCGTTTGTAATGAACAGTGCAGCAGTAAGTGCAAATAAGATTATTCTCACAATGTCGGATACCGTTGCTGAGGAAGTTCCACTCGATGGCTTTACGGTAAAGGTTGCTGGTAGTAATGATATTATTACCGCAGCTACAAGGGGAGCAGATATAAAGACAATAGAGTTAGCTCTCACAACAGCACCAACTACAGGGCAGGCGGTTACTGTTGCATATGCTAAACCTGTTGACACCGCAAAACAAGTCAAATCTGCTTCGGGTGTAGCACTTAACAACATTGCAACTACAAGCGTTTCAAATAGTTAATTATAGGTACTCTTAATTGAGTACCTTATTAATTTTTTATGGAGGTAAATTCATATGAGAAATTTAAAGACTTCTGATTTGTTTAGTTTAAGTAGAATACTGAAAAAAATGAATATAAAAGAAGATATAAAAAAGTTTGCAAAGGATGTCACGGGAAAAACACCAGAGGAGAAAAAGAAAGCAGAGCAGGACATGGAAATAGACCTTGCAATGCTTTTCGTTGAAAATATAGGTGCTGCAGAAAAAGAGATATATAAGTTTTTTGCAGACCTTACGGGTAAAACTGCAGCTGATATTGAAAATATGGATTTAAAGGACTTTATGAACCTTGTACAAGAATTATTCAATCAGGAAGGTTTTGAAAGTTTTTTATCAACAGCATCCAAGTAGATG